TTCTGAATTTCTTCCAACAGCGCGGCCCAGGCAATTCCAAAAGATTTATAACAATCCACTACCGGTTTGATCGAACAAATGGGGACAAGATCATCATCGTTGATTTCATACCGCAACAGGACATCATCCCCAAACCAGATGGTGCAGTCTTCCAAATATCCGTCATTATTGACATCAAGCTGTGTGTAATGCTCAGACAGTTTGATTATCTTTTTGCCCTTACCACCGTCCGTGTCAGGCATGTCTTCAGAATCGTCCTCACGATCCATGTATTGTGTCCGCTCAGAGTCCTGCTTACGGGTTGAATCCCCATCATCCCTTTCAAGCCGGTCCAAATTCTTGAAATAAGGCTCGTCGTCAGACTCGGTAAAAGCCTCGCTCACCCGTTTCAGGTAATCAAGCGTTACCTCTGTGATATGCGTCTTTGGCGCGTTATCATTTACGTTCCGGCTTTGGGCGGTGGTTATAAATTCCCAATGCGGAATATTATCCGCCACCAGCCGGTCTTGTGTAAGCGTCTTTACAGTGGCCTTGACATCGGTATAGACAGGCAAGCCAACCATGTCCTGGCCTTCCTGAAAACCAATGATCTCAACATCCGGATCCATCTCAAGCTGTTTCATTTGGGCGTATTGCAATTGCGGGAAAGATATCTCACGCAAACCAAATTGCTTCTCCCAAAATACCTTGATAAAAGATGTCCCGGAAACAAGACCGTCTTTAAACCATTGATAAAACAACATAAACAGATTTCCCTCACGGTTTCTGTCTATGTCGTCTTGAATCTTCTTCACCAATGCTTGGCCGATTACAGGGGGTTGATTCTCAACAAAGATATCCACCTTCGGATCGCCAGAGGCGAAGGTTCGAATCAAAGTGGGCATAATCCATTCGATGGTTTCCATCATGTCCCTGCTCATAAATTGGGACCGGCCTTTGACCTCATTCCCCAAGGGACGCCCATAATAACGGTCCCATCTCTGAGTCCGATCAGGGCTTATGCTCCTTTCGACGAACTGCTCCCCGCGCTTTATCTCAGCAAGGGCAATCCGTTGAATTTCTTCCCACGATAAATCAGCCATGACGTTTAATCGTCTCCAAGAAGAGCACACACAACCTCGATGGTGCCGGTTACATCCAGTGTGGATGTGGCGTCGATGGTGGCTGCTGATCCAGACCAGTTCAAATGCAGATCAACAGCCGTTGTCGTGCCGTCGATTGCGGTCACGACCGCACCGTTTACAGCCGTACCGGTTCCTGTTCCTCCGGAAAGGGTGATAGCAATCGCTTGCCCTACATTTTCTTGGGCACCGTCGCCCAACGTTTTTTCAGCCGCCGCAGAAATAGCCGTAGTGCCCACGCCGATCTCAAAAGCCGCATCGCCCGCCGCGCCTGTCAGTGCCGCACCCTCGGCAAATGCCGTATAATTTTGTCGGCATCCCAGGAATGAAACCGCGTTCGCCACAAAATCAAATATCTTCAACGAGCCATGGGACCCAGAACCAGCTCCGTCAGTACAGGTCATCCTAGCCGCCGTCAGGGTAAATACCAGGCGTACAATCGGCCCAACCTTCGAAATGGAAACCGCCGTGGTGCCGCTTGCCGGTGAAGCCACCGCCCCAACTGCCGTAGCAAAAGATGCGTCAGTTACAACCGCCTTGTTTGCCTCAACTGTGCCAGGCGTGACAGAGTCCAGATAAGACAATTCCGTTGTCGATAAGTTGTTCAACGCCGCCAATTCGCCTACACTGATAGATGTCCCGTTGGCATAAAGGGTTCCGTTATCTCCGAACCTGATCTCATCGGTTACGTACAAATTTTGAAATTTTTCCCATGTTTTGCTCATTTTAAAATACCTCCTTTATATAAACCCCAAACTTCTTTGATCCGCGTACCGGGCCATAACCGCCCTATCAGCAGACGCGCTTTGTTGATCAGTCGTGGTGCACATCATTTTCATCAAAACATATTGCAGCGAGTCATGCACATGACTAAACCGATTCTTGTCCGGTTTATCCCGGTGTATGCCGCTGGTTCCGATTTCAGCATAACAATAACCGGCCATAAAACCGTTGATCAGCCGGATACAACCGGGGTCAATCACAAGCCCGTTGATCATCCGCAACTGTTTTTCAACCGCTTCTTTTCGCGCCTGCCAGTTATTATCCGCCGGGATAGGGGTAATCCCCTCGGCCCTCATCAGATCCGCGTTACTCGTGAATCCGCCCTCGCGTTTGGAATATTTCGCCTCACCAGCCGGGTCAGCGTAATCCACAAATTCAGCCCCGTGATACAAGTCGTTGCAAACAGCAACCACCCACTTGGTGAAATCCACAATCCCCATTTTATCATGGAAGAACTCCCTTAATATCTGCACTTCCCCATATTGAGGCTGTTGAACCACCACACAAGCAGGGCTGTTGCCCGTGTTGTCCCATCCCCGGTAAAGAGTCGCGCCCTTCATCCAGATCAAAGGCTCATTTGCAACATGGTAATCCCGTTTAAAATTCGCATACACCAACTTGCCCTTGACCATTACCCCTGGCTTGCCGTCCACATACATAGCCAACCAATCAGGATTGTCCCGATACATATCTTTCAGGTCTTGATAATATGACGGGTTCAAATTTTTCTGGTTCTCCCCCGGAGGTTGCCAAAAACCAACATGCCCCTTCAACGGCTCCTTGCCCGGAACAGGACCCGGAGGTGGGGTCGTCCAATCAAATTGATGATAAGTAGGGTGCTCAACGTCAGGCGGGTTTGTGGTTTCAATAAGATATTTAACCGGAGACATTCTCGGATATCTACCAATACGGTTCTTCAACATCCGCTTTACTTCGTCCGGCACCTCTATCGATTCGTCAATCCAGGCCCATGTCAACTCAAGTGATTTGAATTTCTTTACATCTTCCGGGCGGTCACAAGACCTGAACAGTATTTCAACCTCAAAACCGTCCGTGTATTTAATCGTGTAAATCTGCCGCTGAACCTTATGCTGGCCGTTCTCGAACCAATCAAAAACAGTGGCCTGCGTCGTATCAATCAATTCCGGATAACTGTTCCGAATGATCACCCCTCTGGTTTTACTCAACGGGGCAAACGTCTTTTTCGTCAAATTAAAAGTGTGATTACAATTCAAACACTGCGTCGTCTGGTTTATCTTTTGGTCTTCCCCAACATGCTCCAAATTCCAGCTCTGACACTCAGGGCACTTGTGCTGATAAGTCGTAAAAAGATGCTTCGGAATATAATAACACCCCTCCCATGCCGCACCCGTGGTCTTTCCACTACCGACCGGCCCAACAATACACCGCACAGGCGCAGCAGATTCGTGAAACGCCCGAATCGTCGGCAATACGCGGTACTCTTTGCGGTCAACGGCCATGCGGATCTCTTTCCATCTTGATCTCGGCCAAAAGTTCCTCAAGAATATCCGCAAGCTCATCCAACGCCAAATACGTTTCGCGCGGCAAGGTCAACTTCTTGGACGATAAACGCAATTTCTCGATGAATCGTTTGAGCATCATTCAAAAATCCAAAAAAAATTCAGGTCAATCGGCGTAGTCGTTTGCTCTACAGCACACCGCGCCCTTACATATCGCCCACGAAGGGACCCTAAATAATCAGTCAGATCAAAAATCCCAGGGTCACTCGCACTCTTGCAAACCGCCAAATCGTCCCCATCCACAACATCCGCCAAGGGCACCCAACCCGGCCAACCGTTGCCCATGAGCGTGTTGTAATTGCTCAAGACTTCAGCCGCAGTCAGCGCCTTGTCGTAAATCCGTACAAAATAAATCGAACCAAATAGACAATCACCAGCAGTACGGGCAGCATCCCCTCCAATAGCCAACCGAGCCGTTGCACCAGGCGTCGGAAAAACAGTCAGGGAAGACGCCGTTATCGCGTCGGTCTTGTTCGATGCACCGTTGATGTAAGTAATCAGATTGCCGTCACGGTCAAATGAACAAAGAATATGCACCACAGCATCCGTTGCGATGTCAGTCGCACCCTCCTGCGCGGTCTGGGTGGTGTCGTCGATGTGAACATCTAAATTCTGCGATGCGTCAAATTGCAATTGCCAGCCAATCCCATCAGCACCAACCCTGGCCGCAATAATCGTATCCCCGGCACCCACTGAAGCGTTCGTGAACTTACCCACAACCTCCACACTAAAGTCACCAACGGTAGGTAATACACCATTCGAAATAGACGATACCAAAATGTCAACAGCATCCCCGGTCCCATCAAAAGCCAAACCATTACCAAGACCAGCAGTCGCCGCCGTACTCTGAAAAGCAGGATCACCTTGCTCAGTCAAAACCACGCCGGCAATGCTATCTGTAATGGTCGTACCATCAGCATCGTCAAAATCCCACTCAGCAACAACGTGATTCGCCCAATACGGGTAATTAAAGCTGTGGGGTAGGGATGATACCTCAACAGTGACCGCCGCATCATCATCAAGCAATGGCGTCACCAGGGACAGCGAAGACGCAGAAGCCGGAACCAAAAAATACGGCGTGACAAACCGGTCCGCGTCCGTGTCCACGGTGGTAAGTGTCTGCGCTCCAAAACAGACAAATGGAAGGAGCAAGAAGATTAAAAACTTTTTCATGATGTTCCTTGAAATGTATGAGGGTTGATATATATAGTACCTACAGATAGGGAACCCTCGCCTGGGATCGCGGCCAGCCTCACGATCCGAAATATGGGACCCTTTTTCTACCACGATGGGTGGGAGGGCATCGATGACGCACTGCGTCAATGACGCGCAAAGACCACCCACTATTTTAATGACCTTGCCCCCGGCCTGTCGTAACCTATTGATATTATTACGACGTCCGATAAGATACATTATGTAAACTATGTTGAATTTATTACGAATACTTGCGGTATTGGGAACGGTTATCACGATAGCGTTTACCCTTTAGTAGTGGGTTTTGCCTTGTCCTTGTCCTTTTCCTTACCTTTATTAATACCCGGCGCTACGAGTACCGACTGGCCACCCACATCGTGCTTCATCTCCTGGCGTTCCACCCAGCCCTGATCTTTACCCTGACACTTGAGATAAAAGCAGATCGCCCCCAGGTCGCCGCCTTTGGCTTTCTCAATAAGCACAGATTCCAGGATCTCGATGGTGTCCATCTTAACCTTGGTGCGTATCTCTTGCAGTTTAGGGGATCTACTGACTCTCTTAGAGATGGTGGACGTATCGACGTGTAAAAGCTCAGCGGCCCGTGTGATCATGCCGCCAGACTTGCGCAAGGCCTCTGCTATCTGGTCGTGTGATACCTTTTCCGGCTGACCTCTTTTACCCATGATTTAATTGACCTATAAAAGTTAACACCTGTTAACAAACTGACAATTTTTGTCAGTACTATAAAATAATTTAATAGTTATGTCAACGCTTTTGTGTCTCGGGATACACTTTTGTCTCAATTTGTTTCTTGATACACTTTTTATTCAATGATTTTAACCATTTAGAGTGTAGACACTGTGTCGCCTGGTGTCTCATGATACACTTTATTGTCTCGCGTACCGTCTTTTCCCTCCCTCATATCATCTTGATATCATTGCATATCTAACTATTTTCTGGCATCTTGACATTTTGGCACGCAGAGTGCATTAAATAAATGGCAAGAACGAACGCAACAGGAGGCGACAATGATCAGAGACATCCGAAAATTAAAAAAAGCGATTCACCACGCGGGGCTGCACATGGAATGGCATAACGATGAATCCTACACTATACGCTCTGGGAATTGGGATTATGTATGTGCGCTGGTCATTGATGCGCAGGAGTGCGGATTTATCGTCTACAAAAAAACGGATTATGGCCCTATAGCATTGTGTAAAAGTACCGCTAAAACCGCCTTATCAACCATCAAAAAATTAACTAATGATGAAATTTGAGGGATTTTCCTGCACCGATATTGGGACAGTTGGAAATCGTGGAGCGATGTATAACATCGCAAAACGCAATAGGGAAAACCTGAACGAAATTTCAGACAGCTTTTTGAAAAATTACCCTGATAATACATACGATTGTATCGTCATCTCTGCTATTAAAAACGAATAATACCACCCAAACCAGCCCCGGTTCAGCCGGGGCAAAGGAGGAAATCATGAAAATTGGTGATAAAACGGAGACCTATTTGTGTGTGATAGATACAGGCGCGCAAAATTTACAGATAGCAACAATTTTTGTTGATGTCAGAGATTGGGAAGGAGAAAGAGGAAAAATAGACTATATGCATCGGATCAGTATAGACGATTCGATAACAAACGAAGAAATGACAATCTTCAAAGCAGGGGATGACACCTTAAAAGTAAAAGTTCTTATAAATGGAAACATTTGCAGGTTAATTGTAAAAAAAAACAATGACGTAATATTTGATAATTTCCAAGCATTTAAATATGCTGATGTAGACCACGATTTATCACCGAATGATTTTAGCTAAAGAAAGGAT